GATATATGAATATTTTACCCAACTCGCCGGCCCTACTTAATAAGTATTTTTAGCGAATAGGGACACTTTAAACCACCCAAGATGCCTCTCGGGAGAACCTAGACTAACTAAAATATTTAAACCAGTTAATAGCAGGTTAGTTGCCGTCAATTCGGCGACCTTAGGGAGCATCCTCGACTAACCCCCGGTCCCTCAACCGGTTGCTAATAAATGGTTGGTAACTGTTGGGAAAGACTTGAGGTGTCGACCCAGGTGTAATCACGCTCGGTAACAACTGTTTTGGTGTTGACACTATCGAGATCCCAATTAGATAGTATCTCACCAATAGCAGACTGTTGCCAATCAGGAACGCCAAAAGCTTGTTCAAAGGCGTCCCGAGCTATGTCGGTTATAGGTTTTGCCTTGGGCGAGTTGATGGCCAACGCCCACCCATCACCGTACTCGGCCTTCATTCTTGCCATTAGCCCCGAGTCAAGGTTATCAAGATTCGCAGTCTTACCACGAGCCATCCTAACCAAAGCCAGAGCAAAATCTTGGAGTATGGGAACTCCGGCGTTCAGGGCCAACTCGCAGGCACCCACAAGACCAAACATGGCTCTAACCTCATCAGGGTTATTCCAATGCTTGGTCCCGCAGCATGCCTGCGACAAAACCTTGCGCCAGTCACGAACCATCACCCACTCATCACCATTGTGGACGACCTTCGATTGGCAAAACACAACATCGGCAAGTCTACGCGCGATATTTTCAACCTTCACCTCCTGCCCAAACCAAGCAAAAATTTTCGCTAGGTTCTCACTAACCGTGTTGAAGTCGGCCTCTTCAACAAAGATGAGACAGTCGTCACCATCATCAAGAATCGAATAATAAGTAATACGTAAAATGGTCATAAAGGCCCTAACCATCAAGACCATGAGAAGGCAGTTGCCAAGCGCGGGAAAATGAACAGACTCGAAATGACTGAAGAGTTCTCGCGAGTTGTGCGCCTCGAGCCGACCGACGCCGACAAGGCCAAAATAGCCTCCTTCGACGAGGAGTTTCGCAAGGAAATCGAAAAGGATTTCAATTCATTCACAGAGGAGCGCCCCACAGTGGCCTAAGTTAGCA